TACATGGCACCATCTGCATGCGAATGAGCCACAGCACCATGCGAGGTTGCAGCAGGCGGGAAAGCAGCTTGATTGGCAAAATAAAATGGTATGACGCTACCTGCCTCTGGTGCAACAATCGCGCCAGCATCTGAAATAGTCACTGCAGAATTTTGGACTAGCTTGCCAGTTGTTGTGTCAAATCGTGTAACAGCATTATCGGTTGCACTTGCAGGGCCAACCACATCGCCTGTGCCACCACCCGCATAGGTCTTAACTTGCAAGCCTGTCAGCTTAACCGTTGTACCTGCCTGCACACCCACAAATAAATCAACATCAGTAACCGATGTACCTGCCGGTAATCCTGAAATTTTTACGGGCGTCGGCACAGCTATGCCCTAAAAATCGGTGGCATGGCTGGCATAGCCGGTGGCATTTGCACATTGGGCTGCATCAAATCATCGTCGTCAGGCTCTTCAATGTCCCGTACTTCGACAATGTCACCATTGGCATCGCGCACCGGAATACGCCTGCGCGGTTTAGCCAAACGCTGCAACAACGCTTGCATTTGTTGCATGTTCTCAGCTTGACTTGCAACTTGGCGATTCGTCAAATTGTCAACAGAATTTGCCAAACCCTCTAATTGTGACGCTGGATGTTGCAAGGTCATCAAATGCTGCATTTGTTCAAATTGCGCAGCCATTTGATCAAACTTTGCTTGCATTTCTATTTTTTGTAACTCAATGGTTGCTTTCAGTGCAGCAACTTTTTCATCGCTCGTCACTTCCATAGCTGCAATGCGTTCATTGCTCTTGATTTTTTCAGCCTCAATTTGTGCTTTAACAAGCACATCCGGTGCAGGCTGTGGGGGTGGGCTGGGTTCCATCATAGATTGCTGTGCTTTGTTAACCGCTTGGTCAAGCACAGTTTCAATTTGATCGCCACTTCTAAATTTACTTGAGGCCCATTGCAATGTTTTCAATAACACTGGTTTTGTTACTGGGTCTGCGTCGTACATCGGTTTTGTTTGACTCATAAACGCACCCATGCCTTGCAAATACTGTATTGCTGCATCGCGCTCGGCCGCATAATCTAGTGCTGCCATCGAATCTGCTTCGACAGTCACACGGTATTCAGCCATTTGTTCATCTTTTAATAACATAATGGCTTGCGGCACTAAAGGTGCATCAGGTGTGCGTTCAATGTTGCTTCGCCGAATAATGGTTTCTGGCTGCCAATGCTTGCAAATAATTTCGGCTTTAATTCTTAGTGCATGAGATATCCATTCTGCAATATAGAACTGCATCAACTGTACGCGCGTGCTACCAAACTGCGCTTTCAGTTGTTGTGCGGTTGCAGTTTCACTCGCTTTGCTTGCACCACGCATCACATCGCTAATACCTAACACCTCGTAAATCTGTACCTTCTTATCTTCGCGGTACTGGCGCAATTGGTTAATGGCATTAGTGATGTCTACGAGTGGTGCAAATTCAACCTGGCTTTTGATCCCACCGCGCTCAGAAAACATCGCCCAGTTATCCACGGGTATGAGTTGATTTTCAACGCCCTGATTGAACATGCGCTGAATGCCTTCAGCAGTCTTGTCGTAAATACCAACGACTTTCGCGGCTCGCGTTAACCAAGTGATGCGGGTGTTGATTTCATCAAGTTCGTTGAATTGATCTTGACAAAAAACGTAATCGGCACGCGGCATGAAGTTGCTTGAGGTTACATTGGCTGCAACGGGTTTTGGACACGGGAAAAAACCTTCTAGCCCTAGCGGATCATTTTTGACATCCAAAATAACATCAGCACCTTGGGCAAACCAATAAACCTTTTTGTCTTCTTTGCACCAAATTTCATAAACTGCCGCTTTGCTCCAAGGATCATATTTCGGTGCATCATTGGGCATGTCTTTGTTACTTTGATTGCTAAGTGGCACAATGTTTGCAATCTCTTCACCAAAACGTTCTATCAATTGATCTTTGGTCATATACACCCGGCGTGCAACCCAACGCACCTCGGACCACACACGCGCAGGCGACCATAAAAAATCATTCCAATGTATATAGTCGCAAGGCGCATCCTCGTTCACAATGCGCTCGGCTTCAGTTTCTGGCACCAGTTCAATGCCTGTTAGCGGATCTATTTGTGCAGGCACGACGTAGGTTTCGGTTTCTACTTCGTAGCGCATCCAAATCTGACCCAAGCCCACAATTAACCAATCTTCAATGGCTTGGCGCACAGACGCATCCCAAGCACTGACCTGATCATCAAACGATCGATTCAATAGTCTTTGCAAAATCGTGCCTGCAACACGCGCCACATCATCATCAAAATCTAAAAAGGTTCTTGCCACAGATGCTTTAGGTGGCCGAGCGTAAAGCATCGACATCAGCACCTTCATCGTTGACCAAAACAAATTAACGCGGCTCTCTTCTTTGCCGTACACGTCGCGCTTATCAAGATATCGGTGCGTGATGCGGGTCGCATCTTCCTGAAACTTCATGCATTCCTGCAGGCTTGCTTCAATCTCTGTGCCCCAGCGCTCAGCCATGCCATTAGGCGTTGCAGCAAAATCCGTAGCGCTTTGAATTTGACTGTAAGCCATCATTGCCCAATCCTCGTATTGGCGGTCTTTGCCGTATCCCAAATGTCATCAAGACAAAACGCGTAATGGGCGCTCGCTTTGACATTTGATAAGATATTACGCTCATGTTTTGATTTTCGCACCACTTTACGCGCAGCAAGTGCCAAGTACCTAAAAGCATCTGCCGCGTGACTGTGCTGGTCATGCTTGGGCTTGGATCTGTAGGTCTGAGTTTTTTCGTCATATTCGCGCATGTAACTGCGCAAGTGATCGATGCCGTCATAGCAGGCTACTTCATCGAAAAAACAGGTTGGCAGCGTCATGCGGGCAGCCTCGATACCATCTTGCAGGCCTAAATCCGGCACCAAATTGGGCTTAATGCCGCTCTTTAAAAACTGCTCAACAATGCTTTTGCCTGTTTGCAACGATTTAGCCCTTGCATCGTGCGGCAGCCAAACGCCCTGCGGATTAACCAAATACGGCCTGCTTTTGATCCAATCAATGTAATGTTGGATGGGCTGATTATCGGCCTCGTAAAACTCCACCACCCGAATGCCATCGTAAGTTTCTTGCCAGCCCCACCAACTGCACGAGTCCGTATACCCTAAATCTGCCACTAAATTGACACCAAACGCTTTATCGATTGGAAACACACCAATGCGCTTATCAGCGTAAGCCTCACTAATTTGTTTAGCAAAATAAGCGCCAGGTACTGCCGCGTCAAAGCTAATCTCGTACTCAGTCGCATACGCCTCATCAGTCATTTGTGCTTTGGCATCGGCAAGCTCTGCAGCGTCAATAATGTTGGTTTTTGATGCTGGCAATTCCATCAGCAAATGCGTCGATGGATTGAGCCTTGCTTCTTCTTTTAACGCCCAAAACAGGTTTTTGCCACGCGGTGTGCCTGCAAAAATCGTCCAACCCAGCCTGTCACTTAATGCCGGTCGAATGACCGTATACCAGGCGCTTGGGCGCATATCGCCCACTTCATCAAGCACCGCGCCGTCCAAATAAATACCCCTTAGCGCGTCATAATTATCGGCACCTGCCACAAAAATCGTGCTTTGGCCTTTATGGCCGTTGTACATCGTAATTTTTAATTCGCTCTCATTAGGTGGTTTAGCCCAAAACGGTTTGGTCATGTCTTTGAGGTAACCCCAAGCCACGCGTTTGGCCTGGTCGCGCTGCGGCGCAAGGTAAGCATATTGAGGCTTAGGCAAACTGCATTCAAGCGCAGCAATCGTCAAATCCGCGCACATCGCTACGGTTTTGCCTGCCCTGCGGTGCGCGACAATCACCGCCCAGCGTTTGTTACGCTGGTGCAGCGCTAGAAAAGGCTCGCGCGGTTGATAGTCGCTTAAATTCATACCTGCTTTGTCACCCGCTTAATCTCACGCTCCACATACCAGCGTGCCTTGCGCAAATCCTCCACTTCCGCGCCTTTTAGACTTGCACGCCACAAGTATTTAATAGCATTGCCAATATTAAAATTAAGGTGCTCAGTAATTTCAATGCACTCCACACCACTCGGGTGCGAGGTGTAGTGTTTGGGGTTGTTTACATTATCCATAACAATTGTTTTTAGGGTAACGAAAATGGGGAGGAGGCCCCAGCGCCAGCTAGCCACCCCCCACCGGCGACGAGGGGGGGTGGGGGTCGCGCTGTGGTTGGCTGTCCGCAGGGGTATGCACGGCAGGCTGTGACACTGTGAGCGGATCAGAAATCCGGTAGGCACCGTTGGAATCTTGTTGCAGTTCAATGACTTGCGTTGCCGACTCTTGCAATTGTGCCGTGGTTGTGCCGACTGCCCTGCCGGCCAGCCACCCAAGCTCGAGCTTGATGCCGCCGTCGATGCTTGCTTGCAACTGCACTGGCACAAACTTGTTGACCA